AATCCTACCATTGTTCGTGTTCCAGGAACTAAACAAAAAGTTAATCCTGAAACAGGAAGACCTTTAATGAATATAAGAGGTCGTGTAATGGAAGATATAGAGTTTGATGCAAGTATTAATTCAATGGACACTTTAAATATAATGAAAGCCAAACTTGGTAAGAACGGGTATGATGAAGAGATGGCTTTTTTAGATGATAAAATAAAAATTAAACAAGTAGACATAGATAACCTAACAACAAAACTGGATAATGATTATAATAAGAAAAAATTTGTAAAGCTTTCTCAAGAATTAAGAAAGAAACTTACGGACAAAAAACAACAAGATGTTTTTTTAAGAACCATGAAGCATGAAGCTGAAGAAATGGAGGTACCTTTAAACAAAGAGCCTTTATTTAAAAATGCACCTTTTCCTAATTTAAAGAAAGCAAGTCAGTTTCTTGCTCGAAGTAATATAGAACAAGCCATCGAAAACGGTAAAGAATTTATTGCATTTCCTTCCAGAAGTGATTATGCCTTAGTAAGACAGAGAAGTGGACCTGGGGAGTTTGAATCAGTTTTTGGTAAAAATTTAGATGAAGTTTTAAAAGAATACGTTAAAAAGGGTGCACTGCTTAAAAACCAAGTTATCTCTGCTGCAGATAAAGCAACTATTTCAAACACCATAGGCAAAGATTCTATGAGAGTGTTAGATATAAGACCCTTGTTAGGAAAGAAAAAAGAAGCTATACCTAGGATGAAAAAAGGTGGCTTTTTTGAAAAATTTAGAAAGGCAGGCTAATGGCAATAGAACCTAGACAAATAGCAGGAATGGTAGAGGGATCAATGGGAGCAGGGGGTCAAATGATGCCTGAAGAAGATAGCCTTCAAATTGAGTTACCAGAAACTATAAATGATTTACCCGAGGGTATTGAGCTTGTTGATGAAGAGGCGGTTGAGATTGAAACAGAAGAATATAGACATGATGCCAATCTCGCAGAGATTCTTGACGATGACGTTTTGGGAGACTTATCATCAGATATTCGAGCCAAATTTCGTGAAGATGTGGAATCAAGAGAAGATTGGGAAGAGGCAATTGCCAAAGGATTAGGGTTACTCGGTATTAATTATGAAGACCGAAGTGAGCCTTTCTTGGGGGCAAGTGGTGTAACTCATCCATTATTATCGGAGGCAGTTACACAGTTTCAAGCACAAGCTTACAAAGAGATGTTGCCAAGTGGTGGACCTGTAAAGACTCAGATACTAGGAGCACCGACTCAAGAAACAGAAGCACAAGCACAACGTGTAGAAGACTTCATGAATTATCAGATTACTGAAATCATGGAGGAGTATGATCAAGATACGGATCAAATGTTATTTTATTTGCCGTTGACGGGATCGACGTTTAAGAAAATTTATTTTGACGAAACAAAGCAGAGAGCCGTTTCCAAGTTTGTACCAGCAGAAGATATGGTTGTTCCGTATTCTGCTAGTGATTTAAGAACAGCGGAGAGGGTTACACATGTAGTGAGAATGTCGTATAATGATATTCGCAAACTACAAGTAGCGGGAGTATACAGAGATGTTGAACTATCTGAAACAGGCGATGGAGAAAGTGAAGGAGCCATCCAAGAACGTGCTGATGAGTTGTTGGGACTACGTCCAAATTACTCTGAAGATGTGTATACCTTATTGGAATGCCACATTGACTTGGACTTGGAGGGTTTTGAAGACAAGGATATGGAGGGGAATCCTTCGGGTATTATGTTGCCTTATATTGTTACCCTTGATCAAGGTTCTGGAAAAGTGCTATCGATTTCTAGAAACTTTAGAGAACAAGACCCATTAAAAAGGAAACGTCAATATTTCACTCATTTCAAATTTTTACCAGGATTTGGCTTTTACGGCTTCGGTTTATTGCACACAATCGGAGGTCTCTCTCGTGCTGCGACTTCTATTTTAAGGCAGTTAATTGATGCGGGTACGCTCTCTAATCTACCAGCTGGCTTTAAGGCTCGTGGTGTTCGCATTCGTAATGATGATGAGCCTCTTAATCCTGGGGAGTTTAGGGACATCGATGTCCCAGGGGGAGATCTCAAAAATTCCATCATCCCACTGCCATATAAAGAGCCATCAGCTACGTTAGCACAGCTTTTGGGGGTGGTTGTTGACTCTGGAAGGCGTTTTGCACAGGTTGCAGACTCAAAAATAGCCGACACTAACTCTCAAGCACCCGTTGGAACGACTGTTGCGTTGATTGAGCAAGGCTCAAAGATCATTTCAAGCATACATAAGCGTTTACATTACGCTCAAAAGCAAGAATTTCGCATGTTAGCGGAGATTTTTAGCGAAAATCCAGTTCCATACCCTTATTTTGTTGGAAATGTGCCTCCAGAGACGATGCAAGCCGACTTTGATGGTCGTGTGGACATACTTCCAGTGTCAGATCCGAACATTTTCTCTATGGCACAACGATTATCGCTTGCCCAGACACAATTACAGCTTGCTCAAGCGGCTCCACAGATCCATAATGTACATGAAGCGTACAGAAGGATGTATGATGCGTTAGATATTAAGAATATTGACGCTATTTTACCGAAGCCACAAGAGCCACGGCCCGTAGATCCAGCAACAGAGAACGGAAATGCGATGAAAGGTATGCCTTTACAAGCGTTTCCAGAGCAAGATCACGAAGCACATGTCAGGGCACATGTAGTAATGCTATCTAGTCAGACATCTCAAGCGAATCCACAAGGATATATTATGTTGCAGGCTCATGTACAAGAGCATGTGGGTATGATGGCAAGAGATCAGGTCACAACCTTCTTCCAAAAATCAATGGAAGCAGCTCAAGCCTCTGGTCAGCAGGTTCCTCAAATAGATCCAGCAGCCGTTGAAGCGGCAATCGCTCAACAGGTTGGAGAGATTCTAAATGAGATAATGCCATCTTTACAACCACCAACACCCGAAGATCCGTTAGTAGAGATCAGAAAGAAAGAGCTTGAGAATGATACTGCCGAGCTTCAGAGAAAAACAATGAACGATCAAATGGACTTTCAAATAGATCAAGCTAAGTTACAACAAGCTTATGAACTAGCTCAACAGAGGCAGAGTTTGCAAGAAAACATTGCTGATGATAGAAACGATGTCAATATATACAGAATTAACATGGCATCGGCTAACAAAGGTAAATAATCTATGATATAATCTGGATATGGATCCAGTAACTATATCAGTAGCCGTAGGAATAGCGGGCAAAGCTTTTGATGCGATCAAAAAAGGTTTTGCAGTAGGTCGTGACATTGAGCAAATGTCAGGGGACATTGGTCGCTGGATGGGTGCCGTAAGTGACGTTGATAATGCAGAAAAGCAAGCTAAAAATCCTCCCTTGTTTGGTAAATTGTTTAAGTCTGGTTCTATCGAAGAGGCGGCAATGGCTGCGTTTGCAGCAAAAAAGAAACTTGAGGAACAAAGGTACGAACTCAAGATTTTTTTAAATATGACTTATGGCCCACAAGCATATGATGATCTCCTTAAAATGGAGGGGCAGATAAGGAAACAACGTCAAGAGACAGTTTACAAACAACAACAGTTAAGACGACAAGTTGGTGAAGCATGTATCTGGTTACTTGTAGCGGGGATCGTTGGCGGGTTTGCCATACTTGTTGCATCTATTTGGTCTGGTAAGGCTTATGCAAAAGATTACACTAGAAATCAGAAAATAAATAACGGAACAACTTCTGTTCCCAAGATGACGACATGCCGACTAAAAAAACAAAAAGTTTTTAAAGGTAAGATGGCGTGTATTTATATTGGTGCTCAAAAGACATATGAGTTAGAATTCACAGACATTCATATAGGATGCCCACGAAGTTATAGATGTGTATTTAATCCTAATGGTCAAGAACCATCGATAGATAAAGTAATGGAAAGTTTACGAAGCATAGCTAAATAGGAGATATTGATGGAAAATATGGTGCTAGATGCATGGAATGATTTAACATACTTTGAGGGAATACTATTTACATTATGGCTATTTATCTTATACTATGGTAAATGTTGGATAGATAGTAGGTTTAAAAAATGACGGTGGAGACGTTTCTAAAGTGGAAGATTCTCCCAAGAATGATGATGCTCGCTAGTACGATTATGTCTTGGAGATGTGCAGAGTGGTTCATGCAACTTGAAGTTCCTACAGCTGCTCAATCTGCTTTTGTTTCTGTGGTTATGGGTGTAATGACAGGTGTGTTTGGTATTTGGATGGGTCACGAACATAAGGAACACAAATAATGTTAACAGCATTAATTGGACCAGTAAGTAATTTACTCGGTAAGTTTATAGAAGATAAAGACATGAAGAATAAGTTGGCACATGAAGTGGCAACTATGGCTGAGAATCATGCACAAGAGTTAGCCAAGGGTCAGTTAGAAATTAATAAAGCAGAAGCAGGTCATAAATCTATATTTGTGGCAGGATGGCGACCATTTATTGGCTGGACATGTGGTGTTGCGTTGTGTTGGCATTTTGTACTTGCACCTGTTACAATATTTATATGTGCATATTTGAATGTAGTTATACCAGAGTTACCTACTTTTGATATGGGTAGCTTGATGACTGTGTTGATGGGAATGCTCGGACTTGGCGGGTTGAGATCATTTGAAAAGTACAAGGGATTAACGAAATAATGATTAATTGGATTAAAAAAATATTAAATTCTTCTAGTGGAGATTTATCGAAGCATAGACTTCACACAACTAAGTATCAGGACTTGTGTATGTAATGGCTAGAGTAAGACAATTTGCAAATGATTTGGGGATAAGTAAGAATCAAGCACAGAACTTAATTAACAAAGGTCGAAGTCGCAAGGACGGAGGATCGCAAATCTTGGAGAATGTAATGAAACCAGTTAAAGCTAAAAAAGGTAAATCAATGTCTACGAGAAAAAAATCTAATAAAAAAATAAACTATGACATGAGAGCTACTAGAGGCAAACTTAAGAACCTTGAGGACTTCAACCCAGACGACTTTATTGGTGGAAGAGGAAGAGTCCCTAAAATAGATTTCCCAAGAGATTACAACCCAGACGACTTTATTGGTGGAAGAGGAAGAGCTCCTGTAATGAAATCTTCAAAAGACTACGACCCAGATGATTACATTCAAAGAAGTTTTGGTGGAGCAACAACTCTTTCTAAAGAAGGTAAAAAGGTAAAAAAGATGACAAAAAAAGAAGATGATCCTATGGGAGATAGATTTGGTAAGGACAAAGATTTTAAAGTTAGACCAAAGTCACAAGAGCCTTATCATCCAAAGTACAACCCAGATCAATATCATCCAAAGTTAAATCCTAAAGGTACAAAGGGTAAACCAAAAGTTCAAAAGAGAAAAGACGGAGGTTTCCCAGATCTAACTGGTGATGGAAACGTAACAAAAGCAGATATTCTTAAAGGTCGTGGTGTTAAAGGTTTTGCTCGTGGTGGTGGTATGGCTATCCAAGGATTAGGTTTTAA